GTCCATTATCGAAAGTGGCGATTGATCTATCATCTCTTGAGAAGGTTCTTCTTGATCCATAAGTAGGAGAACCAATAGTATTTAAGAATCTTATTACACTATTCATTGGAGTTTTCTTATTATTTGTCTCATCTAGTTCAGCATGAGGTTCATATGCCATCAAATCTTCAAATTGATCAGTCATAAGATCTATCACATTTCCCGTAGGAATTTGAATTTGCCTTTTTTGTTCATTTAAAAAATATTCATACTCGTAATTTGTAACAGGATAAATTGATTCTTCTTTTGTTCTTACTCCTTCATTAGGAATATCAGATCTAAAACTTTCTGTAACTTCAATACCCTGTTTTATAAAAACTGTTCCGTCACTCATAATTTGTTCATTTGTCTCCCAATGATGAATAGAATCAACATTACCTGCATATTTTTCGGCAACGTAACTTTCTAAGTGCTCAGACTCTTTAGGCCACTGCTCATATACGTCAGTAATATCATTAATTAAAAGAATTGTCCAATCTAAGAAAGTATCTCCATATAGTTTATTTGCGAGATTACTTGGTGTTTCTCCAGGTTCAATTGAGTACGCTTCAAATAATGTGACGTATTGATTTAAGTCATCACGTACCGTAAGTCTTCTGAACAGATTTTTTGTCAATCGAAACTTAAATGCCTCGTCATCTTTGACGCCTTCGGCAATATAAACATTTGGAAAATATGAGAAATAACCTGCCATTTTTAAAACCCTTCTTTAATCTCTGATTGTGTTACAAATTTAGTTTCGGTGAATTTGCAATTTACTGTAACTGCAGGAACCTGTAGCGGTGTATCCGATCCAACTCCTAAAGTACTATTTTTAACTGCATTATATTGACCATCTGGAGTGTAATTTACATCAACACCAGTGCAAACTGAAGTATGAATTTTAAAATGTAAGTCCTCGGAAACACTTTTCATTCTTCCAGAAGGATCCATACGAACAAATTTAATATCAAATTTATCAGGTACTTCAAAAAATCTTTTAGATTGTTTGCCCTCATCATCCTCTCCATATGAGGGTAAGGCACCTTGCTTCAAGTATTTAATAATATGGGCAATTTCTATTGACTCGTCTTCATTACGAGCAAACATTTTAAAATTGAATGCGTGTGTTCTGAACTGCACATTACTAAACATCTGCTCTGTATAAGGATTGAAGACCTTTCCTTTTGTTAATTGCAGCAGAGTATTAGCATCTACTTGACCCGCCAATCCCAATGCTTGAGCGCCACCTTGTGCAAGTTGCGCCAAAGCACCCAATTGAAATTCAGGAAGTGCAGCCTGTGCTGCTGCTTGTAGAGTTTCAGCAATTCCTTCTGCTTCCGTACTACCCATTCCAGCGGCAAGTGCCATACCTGCTACTCCCAGATCAACCTGACGATAAGTTGGGGTATACGAGGTCGCAATGCCCTTGGGCATGGCAATGTATACCCGAGATCGATTTGCTTTTCTCTTAACGTCATTGGATGAAGTATTTAATCCATAATATGCTTTTTGGTTAGTATCATCATAGACGATTCTATTTCTCTCAAACATCACATAATCAACTGTCTGTGTAGGATTATCCTCCAGACGGTTACCATCAGAAGGTGGCGTCAGAGGATACCTATAGATAGATTTTTTAAAAAGTTTGTCCTTTCTTGCCAAAATAACAACCTAAATATTATGTGACCTTCATGTATTTATGAGATATCAAGGAAAATATCGTGTTTCCTTTCCTAGGAAATACAAAGGTGATGCGAGTAATGTGATATATCGCTCCTCATGGGAGTATAAATTTATGAAATGGTGTGATATTACTCCTTCTATAGAAGAATGGGGTAGTGAAGAGATTATTATTCCTTATACATCACCTGTTGATGGAAGACGACATAGATACTTTCCAGATTTTTATGTAAAAATTGCAAGGAAAAAATATCTGGTCGAAGTGAAACCATTTAAACAAACAAAAGAACCAAAAACTCAAAAACGAAATACTAAGAGATATATTAATGAGGTTGTTACTTGGAGTATCAATCAAGCAAAGTGGAAAGCAGCAACTGAGTTTTGTTTAGATAATGGTTGGGAGTTTATGTTAATTACAGAAAAAGAACTTAAAATCTAATGGCAATCCCAAGAGAAGAAAATGCGAGATATAACTCCTTTCAGGAGTTTTTATCTCTAACTAAAAAAAATAAAACTGGTCAAAGTTTTACCAATTTATATTCGGTACGATTTTCTACACCACCCATGATGATTAGGGGATCTGGTTCTGTAAAATCTGGCAAGATGCAGGTTGAGTCCACAGATTTAAATTGGTTGCTAGATTATTATGCGGATAATGTAAATCTTCCGAGTAAGCAGATAACTACTGGTCAAGCATCTATTGTTGGTTCTCCCTTCAAATATGCGACTAACACTGCTTTTAGTCAAATTAATATTAGTTTTTTAATGCCTCGTTCTCAATATACGAGAACTTTCTTTGAAAGATGGACACAATTGATGGCAACTGATAGTGAGCAATATACAAGATATTACAATGATTATGTTTGTCCACAACTCTATATTTACAAGTGGGAGAGAGGTGGTGGAGATTTTGCAAATACAGATCCAAAATTTCTGAGAACTTTGAGAGATGGTGGACTTAAAGGTATTTCTCATCTTACTGCTAGAAAATATGCACTAACTGCTTGTTGGAAACTCGAGAATGTATTCCCATATAATATTGGATCTGTTCAATTAAATAATTCTTCAGCAAAATTAATGTCCTTACCAATTGGATTTTACTACGAGAGATATAAATTCTATTCTGAGGATAAGTTTGATGATCCTGGAATGCTCCGAGGATTCACTAGACGATCACAAGGTAAAGGTGGTGTTGATGAAACAACAGACAGAAATCAAACGTTATATTCTGGTCAAGTATTTAACTCTATAGATCAGGGTTTTGCTTAACATATAAATAAAAATGCTGATGTGAATTTTTATGGCATTACCTAAGTTAAATGTACCTAAGTACAAACTGAAGTTACCTTCTGATAATAGAACTGTTAATTTTAGACCATTTTTAGTTAAAGAAGAAAAACTACTTCTCCTTGCCACTGAAACTGGTAATGAATCTGAAATTGTTGTCGCAGTTAAAGATATCATTAAAAGTTGTACTGATATTACAGATGTTGATAAATTAGCAACATTTGATATTGAATATTTGTTCTTACAAATTAGAACAAAATCTGTTGGTGAATCTGTTGAGGTAAATGTAACATGTCCTGATGATGATGAAACGGAAGTTAAAGTTACCATCCCCCTTGATGAAATTAAGGTGGTAAAAACTAGAGGTCATAAGAAAGATATTAAACTTTCTAGTGATGTTGCTATTTCAATGACATATCCAAATCTTGAATCATTCGTTTCAATGAATTTTGGTGAAAGTGATAATCAGGTCGATCAAATTTTTCAGATGGCAGCAAGTTGTGTTGAATCAATTTCTGATGAAAATCAGGTTTATGATTGTTCTACTGTTCCCAAAAAAGAACTTTTGGAATTTTTTGATCAGTTGAATAGTAAGCAGTTTGGAGAAATTCAAAAATTCTTTGAAACTATGCCTAAACTGTCTCATACACTTAAGGTGACCAACCCTAATACTGGGGTGGAAAACGAGATTGTTATTGAAGGTTTGGCGTCTTTTTTCGAGTAGCACTCCTTCATGTAAATCTTCGTTCTTACTATGAGGGCAATTTTGCCCTTATGCACCATCATAAGTGGAATATTCAGCATATTGATAACCTTATGCCATGGGAAAAGGAAATTTATGTGAGTATGTTAATAGATTTCTTAAAAGAAGAGGAACGTAGAATGAAGGAGAAAAGTTTATCTAGTGGTTAAAACAAAATTACAGACATATAAATTTGTAAATCCTGGATTATCTAATAGTTCGTCTCCAGCAGTTTCTGCTGCTCGGAAACAGAATCTTGCTATTAATAGGATAGGATCGACAGTAGAAGGTGTCGGTAATCTTTTAGTAGACTTAACAAAAATAAATTCATTAAACCTCAAAAATGATAAAAGTGAAGAACAAAGACAGCGCCGTAGAGATAGATTAGAAAAAGATGCTGCCGCAGAAGATGCAGCAGAAACTAAGAAGTTTGGGAAAAAGTCAAGCAAACCTAAAATAGGCAGTAAGGCAAAGCGACTTGCTAAGGGTGGACTTAGTTGGGTAGAAAAATTTTTAGCACCAATTGGATCATTTTTACTTAAAATTGGTCTTCTTGCAATAACAAGTGAAGTATTAAAATGGGTTGGTGATAAAGAGAATAGAAAGAAACTAGCCGAGTTTGTAGATAAGGCAAAGTTTGTCTTTGAAAAATTATTTGGATGGGCGTCAACGCTTGTCGGAACTACATTAGACGGATTTTCTGATTTAGTCGATCCTCAAGGAGACTTTTTTACTAAAGTATCTGGCATTGGTAAGATAATGCTTGGTCTCATTGGGTTGAAATACCTGATGAATCCATTTAGTCTAATTGGCGATATTATAGGATTAGTTGATCTTCTTGGTAAAGGAAAAGGTGATGTACCAGATAAACCTAGAGATAAACCTAGAAGTGGTCCTGACGCTGATAAACCGAGAAAACCTACACCAACGAACCCCAGTGGTGCTGACCCTGACTTAGATGGTCCTAATGGTAGAGTAAGGGCAACAAGTATTGCTGATCAATATGGTGATACTGCAGCGAAACAATATAAAAAGATTCTTGCAGAGCGTGGTGATGATGCTGCAAGAACTTTTGCGGGTGCTCTAGATAATGCTGGTGGGGATGTTTCAAAAGCACAAAAAGCATTCAATAGGCTTACAAAAAAAGGAAAATTTCCAAAGATTGATCCTCCAAAACCTGGATTTTTCTCACGCCTTGCTTCTGGAACAACAGATGCTCTTGGTGCTGTAAAGAATAGGGTAGTCAAAGGATTACAAGGACTTCCTGATTGGGCAGGAAAGCAATATGATAATCTAGGCAAAGCAGCCAAAGCAGGTTGGGAAAATACTGTTAAGGCATCTCAAGCTATTGGGAACAAAGGTAAGCAATGGGCAAATGCTGCAGGGGATGCATTTAAGGGTGGAGTTAATGCGCTAGGAACAGGTGCTAAGAACTTTTTCTTGGAAAAGGTTTTAACTCCATTAAAACCAATCATTGACCCTATAGCAAAAAAAGCAGCAAAAATAGGACAGGGAATGTTCGATTTGCTGATGAAAATCCCTGGTGCTGAGAAGGCAGTAGGGGTTCTTAAGAGCAAAGGTATTAGTGGTTTTGAATCTATTGCAACAGCAGGTTCTAAATTAGGAAAAAGAGCAGCAACAATTCTTCCTGTTATTGGTGGACTTGTAAACCTTGCGTTTGCTTATGATAGAGCAGCAAACGGTGACTCTATTGGTGCATTAATTGAAGGCACTTCTGGCATCTTAGATATTGCTGGTCTTGCTACAGCAGGTGCTGGTAACGTAGCATCGATGCTTCTTGACGGATATATGTTCGTTCGTGATTTTGTTCCTCAATTGCAGCAAGGTGAAGAGGGAGTTGTTGATGCTATTGGTGCAAGAGGATTAAAAACTAGTATTGATGGTATATTATCAAAACTACCTAATATTGGTGAGATTATTAATACCCTTACAGGTAAAACCCAAACTGTTTCCAATGCAGATGAATTAAATGAGGATGCCGAACAACCAATGTTCCTTGGTGGTATTGTTAAAGGTGTTAAGAATGCATTTAGTGGCGTAGGTAAGGCAGTTAGTGGTGTTATGCAAAGTCCTGTTGGACAGGTGCTTGGAACTGCCGCATCCTTTATTCCTGGTGCAGCACCAATTATGGCAGGAATCAACACACTTGCCACGGGCAATCCCATGTCAATGTTAGGAATGATTCCTGGAGTAAGTGGGATTATGGGTCAAGTTGGTAATTTTATGAGTAGTCCTCTTGGAGGTATTGCATCTAATGTTTTAGGTGGAAACTTTGGAGGTGCTTTGCAAGGTGGACTTAATATGCTTAGTCCCTCATTAGGTGGTATTGCATCAAATGCACTAGGTGGAAACGTTATGGGCGCATTAGGAGGCGTTGCTGATCAGTTTGGTATGGGGAATATATTTAAATCGATATCTGGTGCTCTTGGTGGTGATTATAATACTGCAATGACTTCTATTGCATCAGATCTTGGTGTTCCTCCAAAAGTAATGGGTGTAATTGACCAAGGTTCGAGCATGTTATCTGGTGAAAAATCATTCTCGGCACAATATGCAATGCAACAAACAATGGAATTCATTCCTATACCAGTAATTGTAGAGAAACTTCTTCCTATCCCTCAGGCAGTTCCAATAAATACTGGGGGTGGTGTTGTAAATGCTACGCCTACATCTCTTCAGAATAGAATGTAATAATGGCAACTATACAAAAAAGTGCAAAAATTAATTTCTATAAGTTTGTAGCAGTAAAAGAACCTTCTAGTTCTGCTATCAAAACTGAGGAGGGTGCTGCTCTTGCAACTAATCTCAATAAGAACACTGAGGCAATAAACAATTTAGGGTTAGTTGTTAACTCTCTAGCTGGATTGTTGTCGTCGTTAAGAACTCTTGCTGTTAAAGATTTAGAAGCAGAAGAAAAAAATAGAACTAAATTTCAAGCAAATTATACTACAACTAAAAAGAAAGAAAAGAAATCATCTTCTAAGTTAGGGTTGCAATTACAAACACCAAGTTTTCTTGAAGGATTGTTTAATCTGCTTGGTGGTTTATTTAAAATTGCTGTTGTTACTCCCGTATTAAAATGGATTAGTGATCCAGCAAATCAGAAAAAAGTAGTAAACATTATTGATACGATCAGTAAAGTAGTCAAATTTATTTTTGATGTAGCAAAATTTGGCGTAGTTAATACTATTGAAGGATTATACACCTTATTATCTGATGAATCAAGTCCTTGGGAAAAAATAGGGGGACTTGTACAAGGATTAACAGGACTAGGTACATTGTTACTTGGTCTTCGTTGGCTAAGTAATCCTACAAAAATCATTACAGATTTTGGAGGTGTTCTAAAATTCCTGTATAATAACCTTGTGAGAGGTAAGAGGGGGCTCTTAGGAAGAGCTGGTGCTCTTGGATTGGTTGCT